GTAACAACGTAAGATGGCTGACACCTATCAATCTATGGTGATGGGCGCAGAGCTTGTAGCTGGCAGTGGGGGTATCTCCACTGTCAACTCAACGCTTGCTACCCTAGTCGCCGATGGTGCCAGTCCTACGCAGGCCCATGTCACTGCGGTCGCCAACGCTGTTCTAGCCTTCCAAGGTGGGGCTCTCACTCCGCACGCGGCAGTCTTCCTCAACGTTGACACCACCCAAGTTCCCACGGCTTCCGTGCTCCGGGGTATCCTGTTGCAGATGGTGAGCCGTATGACCAACGGAGGGTTATCCCCCTAATGGCTACTGCATCCTACTTCTTCTCGTCGAGCGTCCCTGCCGGCCAGGATCGGCCCTACTCGGCTCCTGGTGTTGGTGCGGCCTCATCGGGTCCGGTTGGCTCGCTGAACTGTGGTACCGCGACCTATGCTTCCGATGCCCTGGAAATTCGTATGACCACGAACACGTCTGGTTATACGCCGACCAAGCGCGATGTTGTGAACTTTCTGCGCCAGGTTGAGCGATGGTTGTTCGATCAGGAAGGTAGCTCGACTATCTCCGGCCAGGGCCTTGATGCCCTACTCTTGGCGAACTCGGCTACCGTCGGTATCCCCTAATGGACAGATACCCTCTGCTTCAACGATCGGCGAGCTATGGCTTCGTCAGTGGCTCCGTTATCGCGGGGGTGTCCATCATTGGCCCGGTCGCCGGCACTACCTTGGCTTCGACGGCAGGGCTCATCAATCCGGTGGGTTCTGGCGTCATTGTCAAAGTCAAGTCAGTTATGATCGCGAACACCACAATCTCTGTGGCGTTGAAATCTATGGTGATCGGGGTTCAGTCTGTATTTACCTCAGCCTCGGGCTCGACACAACCTTCCTCGATCACCAAGCAGACTGTTGTTTCCACCCCATTCGGCACCACCTACACCGGGCAGGCTTACACCTACTCGGCGGCTACGCTGAACTTTGGATCGGGCCACGAGTTCTTCGATGCCAACTTCTACCCGTTTGGCACCTTCCAAACTGCCGTGGGTTGGAGCCAGGGCTTCGCTGAATTTAGCGATGAGTTGATCCTCAACCCCGGCACCAATGCAGCGCTGTACAATATGGTGACTGCGATTGCTGGCGTGCAGAACACTTGGACCTGGGAAGAATATCCCTTGCAGGCGATCTAATGGCAAACATGACATATGTGAACCGTTGCCCTGTGGCCGTCGCGGCTACTGGTGGTCTCGGTTCCTACCCCGCGCCTGACAACAACAGGTTCACTACGGTCGATCCGGCCCAGGTGTTTAATGCTGCGGAGAGTACTGCTTGGACGGTGCTGATCGTGGCGGCGAATGCTGCGGCGGTCACTGCCGGCTACGGGCAGAACGATCCCGGCTATGGGCAGGGCATGATCACCAATTATGGCACGTATCTTGCCAGCGTTCTGGCGGCTGCTAAGACTGCCGGATATACCCCTGGCACCGCTGCGGTGGGCAGTATCACCCCCAATGGTATTTGGACCTGGCTCTACAATGCCACGGCTCTGAACGGGACCATCCTCGCACCAGGGACTTGATATGGCTGAATACACTACTAGCGTGGATATCGCCAACAAGGCCCTGCAACATCTCGGCGCACCGCTGATCGCCACTCTGGCGGACAACAGCAAGAACGCCGTGCAGATGAATTTCGCCTACGACAAATGCCGGCAGGCTGAACTCCGCTCTCACGTCTGGCAGTTCTCGATCGCCTATTCTACTCTCGCGGCTGCCAGCCCCGCCACCCAAGCCTTCCAGAATGGGGCGGTCCGCAATAGGTTTACGCTGCCAGCCAACTACGTTCGTATGGCCCAGCAAGACCCGCACACTGCTGGTGTTTCTAACCAGAATGTGACTGCTGGCCTCCAGTGGTCCGACTATTCTGTAGAGGGTACGATCCTTCTCACCGCGAACCCAAGCGTCCTTCTTCGGTACGCATCGGACATTACCACCGTCACGGCCTTCGATGCTCTGTTCGATGAAGCCCTGGCGGCTCGCCTGGCATTCGATACGTGTGAAGTCATCACCCAGAACCTCCAGAAGCGCGGGCAGATGGCACAGATTTACGCTGAGCGTATCGCTATGGCACAGACCCTTAACTTGATTGAGACCGCTGCTGATGAGCCGACTGAGCTTGAAGCGATGTTCTCGCGCATTAATCAGAACCCTAATGGGCCTGTGCAACCACAACAGGGTGGTGGTAGAGGGCAACGGTAATGGACGCCTTCAAGGCTCCAGTTGACATCTACAATCGGGCCGCTCAGCATATGCACCTGCCTCGTATCGCTGCTCCTGGTGATATGTCTCAGGTAGCGCAGGAGCTAAACTTCGCCTACGACAAGATCAGACAGGCCGAACTACGCCGCAATCTCTGGAGGTTTGCCACCAGGAGGCAGCAAGTCAGGCCGCTCGACTACACGACGATGATTATAAAGCCCTTGTTGTGGCAGGCACCTACAGCCTACCCTGCCGGGGCCATCGTCTCTTATCCGCTGGGCAACTATTGGATTAGCCGGTTGCCTAACACCAATCAGGTGCCGAGCAACACCACGGTAGACAGCTACGGCGAACTGGTGTGGGATAGCTATTTCGGCCCCCTCACCGCGCAATCTTGGAACCATCAGGTGCCCGGTCAACCTGAGCCGTCGCAAGGCAGCGGGGGTAGTGCCGCGTATGATACCCCTGGTTCCGAGAACTACCAGGCTGGTGAGCTTGCTTTTGTCCCTATAGGGAATGGCAGTGCAGTCCTGTTCCAATGCCTCCAGGGCACCAACATTGGGCCTCTTGAAGCCGAAGGATATGTAGACAACCACTATTACAACAAGGGGCAGATTGTCTCTTGGCCTAGCTCGGCGACCTTCATCCTGGGGCCGAATGGTGATACACTATCTGATGCGTCCGGTCTAGGCAATGTTCTATACCAGAGCACCAGCGACATCAACATCGGCAATGATCCCCAACTCACTCAACTTGGTCCTGGCTCTGGTGGGGCACCGCCTTGGGATGGCGTCACCAGTTTTGTGGTTTCAGATTACGCTTACGGAACTGACAATCAAATCTATCTATGTGTAGCACCCAGCACTGGCAACTACCCCGATGGTGTGGACGAGCAAGGGAATGTGGTTACTCCTGGCTCCAATCCTGTCACCGATTATGCCAACGCCTTCTGGCAGCCGCAGTATATGTATATGGGTATGTGGCAACCGCTCGCCACCAATCCCGGTGCTCTGTCTATCCACTGGCAGCAGATACAAGCCAACCTGGTTCCGATCACCCTCGCGTGGCCAAGAGGCTCAAGAGGCTGGCCAGTCGGCACCGGCCCCGCATCAGAAGAGACGAGCAGCAATATCTATCGGCTCCCGGCGAACTGGATGCGCAGGGCAGCGGAAGACCCGAAGTCGGACCTGACACCCTACCTAGGTGGACCGAGCTTCATCAACTACAAGGATTGGGTATTCGAGGGCGATTGGATGATAAGTCATCTGACAGGTCCAGTTCTATTCCGTTTCGTCGCCGACGTGCAGGACGTTACCGCATTCGATCCCATGTTCGCTGAGGCATTGGCCCTGGCCCTGGCGATTGAGTGTGCTTCTGCTTGTGGCAGCCAGCGCCCTCTCAATGAGATTGTTAGTCTCTATAAGAACGTGATTGAGGATGCCCGCACGGTGGACGCCATCGAACAGGGCATGACAACTGAACCCGATGATCTTCTAATTGCAGTGAGGCGATAATGGCGACCTTGACCCTAGCTACTATGTCGGCAGCCCAGGTGCTCGCGACCAAGCTCATCACCGTCAACCAGGCCCTCACTACCCTGGCGGGCAACCCAGCCTTGTCAACGCCTCTCCTGTCCTTTGCTGGCTTTCCGCCGGTCCCTACTGACCTGGTGTCTAGCTCAGTTTTCAACTCAGCTTTCACTAGCGTTCTACAGGCTGAACAGACCGCCTTAGTAGCGGCCCTCGAAGCCCTCGGGGCACCCACGACCTAATGTCTCGTGCCAGCTATACCCAGCCTAATTTCCTTGGTGGTGAGTGGTCCCCATCAGCACAGGGTAGATTAGACCTTCCTCAATACAGGATGGCTCTAGCTCTCTGTCGTAATGCCATCGTAAGTGAAACAGGCGCAGTTAATCGTCGGTCAGGCACCAGGTTTATCTCCCCCACCAATGGGGGCGAGGGTGCGTTTATCTATACCCTCACGCTTGGGCAGCTTGAAAACTACGTTATCTGCGAGACCTATGACGGATCGAACCTGATCCTGCATTTCTTTCGCGGCAACCACGTTGTCACATCAAATGATGAAGTGGGGATTAGCAGCATCAGCACAGCCACCCCTGCTGAGATTACTACGGCTTCCCCCACTTCCTGGGGAACTGGAACCCATATCAGGCTCCAGGTTGCCCCTCTAGCTACGCACGCTTGGTCGCCCTTGGTGAACCGGGATTTCGTTGTCACCAAAATCGACACTACGCATTTCACCTTAGCCGATGGGATCACAAATGCCTCGGTGGTGGGTACAACCTTTGTGGGAACTCAGCCTTCTATACAGGCAGCATCGGTTGCAGGCTGGGACCCAAGCCAGTTCGCTGGCACCGAGCTAGTTCTGTTTAATGTGTTCACCGCGTTCCAGAACGGTATCATGGTGCCGTTGTCTCACTTTACGGGCGCTGGGGCACCACAGGTTATCGAGGTTACAACTCCACAGTCTCCTACGACCTGGGCCAATTTTCAAACCACTCCGCTGATCTTTCAGGATGGCCCGTACCAAGACGCGATCACGACTGACACGCTTACCCTCACAGTAATCTCCAATCCCTCGTTCACCTTCACAGCGGCCGCTGGGGATTTCACCACCAATCAAATCGGAGACCCCATCAGCATTGTCCTGGTGGCGAACCTCTGGGTTAGTGGAACCGACTACGCTGCTGATCAGATTGTTGTGACCGATCCCATTACCAACGGACAGTTCGTCAACATCAACACTACTGCGTTGAGCGCTACCAATCTTGGGAACCTCCCGTCGATCAGCGCAAACTTCTGGGCTCCCTATGCCGATGGCGCAATCAGGGTCAGCGGCTCAATCGCATCTATCAATTCCACTACGTCGATCGTTGTGACCCTTGGTCCTGGTGTGCCACCGCTCGCCGACTATTTTCCCCAAACATACCAGCTTGCTTTGTATAGCGACAAGAACCAGCTTTGGCCCATCTGTGGAGTGTTCCATGAAGGGCGTCTGTGGTTCGGCGATCCCGACCAGAACATCAATGCATCTTCTGTCTTTGGGTTCAATGCTCCCACTGTGAACATGAGCCCATCTGATCTTTACCAGGAGGTACTAGACAACAGTGGCATCAATGAAGAGATCATTGGCCCTGGTTCCAACCCGGTCTTTTGGTTAGCCCCCGAGGCTGGCGGCTTATTGTTCGGTACTCAGGCTGGTGAGTGGCTTATACAAGCTTCCAACGAACAGAACCCGCTCACCCCCACTAGCTTTCAGGCCCACCAGTACACCAAGTTCGGTAGCCTCACCACCGCTCAACCTGTTCGACCTGGCCTAGCTATAGTCTTCATTGACCGCTATTCGCAGCGGCTGATGGAGTACATCACCGATCCGTTCACCAGGAAGTTCTCGGGGCGTCCTCTAAACCTCCTCGCTCGTGGCTTAGGGAGACCAGCAGCACAAGATGTTGGGGGCTTAACCGTTCTGGCGTATTCCGAGACGCCTGACCCGATCATCTGGACCCTGGGTAACAATGGTGGTTTCCTCGGCTGCACCTATCGTCGTCTAAGCGCCTTCACTACGGAAGCTCCGCTCTACAATGCCTTCCATCTCCATACCTTGGGGAGCGGCTGGGGTATCTCGTACCTCTGTGGCAGCTACACGTCAGACGGCGCTAATGACCAGCCGTATTTTGTTACCCAAGATGCCAACGGCAGGAACTACGTCGAGAGCCTTTACCCACAATTCACTGACAACGATACGCTCCTCACCGCCTGGCCTGTCGATGAAGGTGTGACCGGGATCGAGTTTGGCACCCTACAAGGTGGTGGTAGTGATGGTGGCCCGCTTCGTTGCGAGGGTTGCTATGGTGTTGATGATGGCGCTGGCCACATAGTCTTCTCAGGCTTATGGTACTTCATCGGTGACACCCTAACCGTATGGCTTGGTGGCCTCGACTTCCAAGATTACGTAGTGGCAGCAGATGGTACCATTACTGTTCCCTACGCCGCAGACGTGGAGGGGATCGGCACCAAAGCATACCTTGAGAGCTTGAATGGAGTTAACCTCCCGCCTGCTAATTCTCAATGGCCTAGTGTATCTCAACTGCCGACTATCCCCATTTTGATTAGCGGCACCACTTACAATGTACCTGGCGTCATTGGGTTCAAATTCACCACGGAGATACAGAGACTTCGGCCTGACGATCAAGAAACCGCTCGCACCCAAGCTGGTTCTGCTTCGGGGCAATTGAAGCGCAACCATTGGTTCTCTGTGCTCCTGGCGGCAGGAGTTGCCAACACGATCAGCATCGGTTGTAATCCTAATGGCAACCTCTATCCTATGAGCCTGGATAACTTTGATACAGGCCAGCCCACACCTACCAACGTGTTGTTCTCTGGGGTATTCCGCGATACAATTGAAAGCGATTACGATCTAGACGGACAGATGTATCTCGTGATCACCAGGCCAGCGCCGTTCGTTCTTAATTCATTGACCGGATTTATGGAAGTGAATGAGCTATAATGGCTGATGCAGGCTCCTTCACACCAACGACAGATGTAGTGAGCGCTGGGGATCAAACCTTCGGAGCTGGTGGTAGCTTCCTTTCAGGGGTATCCGGCTCAGACCTCTCTACCTTAGGCGGTATCGCTGGCGCGGCTGGTTCCCTGTTTGGGGCTATCGGCAGCTCACAGGCTTCCCAGGCCCAGGCTTCTGGATACGAACAGGAAGCTGCGCTCTACACCCAAGCATCTAACATTTCTGAGCAGGACGTGCAGATTGCTGGGGCCGAAGGTCAGGTTCAGACGGCTGCTGTTAAGCGCCAGGTAGCCCAGACTGAGGGCACGGCTGCTGCGGTGGAGGGAGCTGGGGGCACTGGCCCTGGCGGCAGCAACGCAGCTATCGCTAATGAGAGTAATATCCAAGGCAACCTCGCTGTCGCCCAGACCAATCTCCAGACGCAGCTACAGAAGAATAGCTACCAACAACAGGCGACAGCTTACCAGGCTCAGTCAGCAGGAGCTACAGCAGCAGCCCAAGCAGCTAAGGCAGCCTCCAGTTCTGGCTTGCTTGGCGGCATCCTCGGTGCCGTAGGATCAATCGCGAAGATCGCTCTTCCATTTCTCCCATAGGAGTTTAGATGCCGACTATCCCGATCTATGAAGCACCGGCTAGAGAAGTTGCGATCCCCGATCGTGGCGTCGAAGCTCTGGCTCAGGCTGGCAGACGGCTAGGGCAGCTTGGTAATGAGCGCGGTGCTGAGATACGCCAGGGTGCTGCTGACATCGCTCGCGGTGCTGAGCAGTTTGGTAATGATCTTGAGAACGCCGGCAAGCTACAGACTGCCAAGGAAGGCAACGCCGAAGTCCTAAACCTTGGGGCTCAAGCGGCCATCGCCAACAATGCGCTCACCCAAGCCTGGCAGCAGACGCTCGCTACCTCTAATCCCACCGATCCTAATGTCAAGCAGAAGTTCATCGAGAACAACGTTCTGCCGACCTACCAGGACTTGCAGAACAGCGCTACTACACCCGAAGCTCAACGGTGGATAGCTGACCATGCCGCCCAGCAGATGACTAGCTGGGATCATCTCACCAGTGCAGGACAGGCTCAGCTTGTAAACACTCAGGCCACCACGGCTTACAGCACTGCATTCGAGCACCTGAGTAATACTGTCGCCACCGATCCCAACCATCTTGGAGATGCACTCACTACTCTCCGCTCCCTCACCGACAATGTGATCGGTGCTGTTGGTGGCACGCAGACCGCTGAGGATGCCGCCAAACTCTCAGGCCCCATCTACCAGGAGCGAGCCAGGGCACTGGTGCAGCAAGCCTACACTGCCCAGCTTCGCGCTAATCCTAACATGGACATGACCGCCTTCAAACAGAAGTACGGCGACATCATGGGTGGTGAAGGGATTGAGCACCTTGACCAAACCCAGCATGTGTATCAGGACCAGGCTCGCAAGACTGCTAATGAAGACCGCGTTGCCCAGGACCGCCAGGCTAAAGACCTTTCCACCCAGAACTCACAGGCTGCTATTGGGCAGCTAATCAATCCCCAGACCGGGCAATATATTGGCCCCACGGCTGGTAGCAATTGGCGGCTAAATGTTGTGACCGCCATTGGCAAGGGGCAGCTTACCCGCGAGGATGGCTCAGCCCTACTCGGCCTCCAGGATCGCCTATCCAAACCGCAGCAGGAACCCAATGACCCCACTACTTTCCAACACTTCATGCAGCTTGCCGGTAGAGCACCTGATGACCCGCAGCGGCCAACGCTTGACCAGGTGTATGACACCATTGGTAGAGGGCTAGACCTAGCACATGGGCGGATGGTGATCGACGCCATCCAACGGAAATCCCCGCAAGACATCGCCGACACCCAGCAGTTCAATGCGGATGCTGGTGCTCTGGCTGCTGCGGCTGGGCAGATGGGCGGCAACATGGCAGCTAATGCCTATGCTGCTGTCGAGGCTCGCAGGCTATTCACAGATGGGTTCGCCAAGGCTAGGGCTGGTGGTTACACATCGGAGTATCTATCCCCAGATGGCCCGCGATCCTATACGAAGACCATCGACCTGAACAAGATCGCACAGGCAGCGACGAACAGTTCCGTGCACCCTGTTGCTGTTCCTACGGCCCCGGTGCAGGTTAAGCCTAGCGACACTGGTAGCGGAGTGGTTCCTATGCCGCCCGCTGCTGCCCCCAAGCTCGGAGACTTCTTCAAGGGGTCTGAGTAATGGCTGACACGATGCCCCCGGCACCCGCTCCTGCCGTCCAGGACGCTGCTGTAGCTGCTCGGGTTGAAGGTGGGCATACATGGGGTGACATCAACAACCACGTCACCCAGGCTGCTGGGGCGGCTGTGGATGCAGGGTATCACCCCGACACTGTTGCGGCCTACCAAGGCAACGCACCTGCCTCTACAGCCGTTGAGAACGCCGAGGATCACCATGCAGTGGCGGCACACTCGCCCCCGGTGGATGAGACCAAGGCTATGCGCTTCAACTACGCCGACGCCGTGCTCAATGGCTCCGTCGAGGGGCCTACTCAGTTCGCCAAGAGTTGGGATGCAGGCAAAGCAGCGGCGGCACAGAACGCTTTAGGCCCCCGTTCAACGCCCGCTGAAACCGTGCCATCCACTGAAAAGGTGGCTGACTTCCCCAAGCCCCAGGACATTACCGACACCGCTATCTCAGCCGTGCATGACCAGGGCTTGCCGCTCACCCCAGACAACATCAACACGGCGAAGCAAAACTTGGCGAAGGGATGGGTTAACACTGGCACCCCACCGGCGAAGATCGCTCAGCAGGCCCCTGATTGGGTAACGAAGGCACCAGCAGCCCCGATCAACGACACCGTGCTCGGCATCTTCAAAGCACTGGAGGGAAGCCCGGATCGTAATGGACAGCCCCAGGTATCCCCGACCGGAGCCGTGGGCGCATTCCAGATCGAGCCTGGCACTGCCAAACAATACGGGGCTGACCCCGCCAAGCTGAGTGACCCGGCTTACAATAAGCAAGTCGCCGGCACCATCCTCACTGACTTGTCCCACCGCTACAATGGCGACATGCAGGCGATGGCAGTGGCGTATAATGCCGGCCCAGGTACCGCCGATCGTTGGATTAGAGACGGCAGGAACATGGCCGATCTTCCCAACGAAACCCAGAAGTACCTCGCGCACCTGAGTAACATCGCCCCCAGCATGGGAGACCTTACCCAAGGCCACCGCGATGCCATCTATGATCCCCTTACCTCCAGTGGTGTACCGAGTGAGGAGCCTAATCTAGCTGCCGGCTGGGCCGCGCTAAAGGGCCTTCCTGCTGATATCCAGAAGGTGATCGACGACAACAGCAAGCCCCCTGAGCCTACGATGGGCCAGGAGATGGAGAAGAACAAGCTCGAAGAGCCGGAACAGCAAGACAAGGTGATAAGCATCGCTCTTGGCTTCGCTGGCGCAGGCCCTGGCAAGATAGCTGGTGACGTACTGCGCGCATACATGGGGCCGGCGAGAGCAGTAGCCTACGACTTCTCCCGAGCTGGCAAGAGTGCTGCTACCGACGTGGTGACTGAGGCTCAGGGCTTGATCAAACAGAAGACCGCTATCGCTGCGGCCGCCCTGGAACAGTATCGCTCCCTGATCAATAGCAAGCTTGTAGCCTACAAGCAATGGATTGATCTCCCCAACAAAGGGAACCAACCTGTCCCGGAGATACAGCATCTCATCAACTATGTCGAGGGCATCCCCGGTGTGCAGATTGGTGGCGAGATGAAAGACCTGGCTGATGCAATGCGTGGCATTTATCAGGATACCAGGACTAGCATCGAAAACACTATCCCAAATATGAAGTCATTCGTTGACGATTACTATCGTCATATGTGGACGGACCCGGTGAAGGCAACCCAGGCATTTGCTGGCCGGACTGGTAGCTCAGCGTCCCTCAAGCTGCGGACAATCCCCACGCTCGCCGAAGGTATCCTCACTCATGGACTGGTGCCACGCATCCTCGACCCGATTGAGAATACGCTGGCCTACGTTCATTCGATGCAAAGCTACCTGGCGAACCACACTGTCCGCGAGATTGGTGCGAGCATCGGCCAGGTCAAATACAGCACCAGTGGGCCACCAGTCGGGACCAATTGGATAAAGCTGAAAGGCGCATCCTCCAACACCTTTCAAGGTCAAGCCTACGCTCCACCAGGCTGGGCTCGGGTCTATAACTCCTGGGTAGGGCGCGGCGTCTATGATTGGTCTAACCCTATGTGGGGGAAAATCTATGACAAACTGCTGGTGGCAAGCAATACTATGACCGCCTTGAAGCTCGGGCTCAGCGGCTACCATGCGTGGAACATCGCGCAGGAAACCATTACCTCGGGGCTCTCGAAAGCTCTCGGTAACTTTGAGCACGGTGAACTTGGCCGTGGCCTGGCTGAACTCGGTCTGACGGCTACTGTTGCCCCCAAGATCGTGAAGAATTTGTATCGTGGTAGAGAGCTTAGACTGGCCTACCTGGAGACTGCCGGTGCCCATCCTGATGACGTGGCTTTGATGAAGCTCGCTGCTCGTTCGGGGGTGCGTGTGACTAAGCCAGCAGTCTATCAGGGTGCAGGGATACCCAACTACGTGAAAGCGTTCCAGGCGGGCTCCCTAAAGTTCCAGATGAAGGAACAGTTGGCGAAGCTGGCCGGTGCCCCTGGTGAGACTAAGCTGGCGACCGGGCTCCTAGCACCTGGCCGTGCCACAGAGTTCTTTGCCAACCAAATCGGCAGCACCTTCTCCACTATCATGTCTCCCCTGTTCGACATGGCCATCCCCGCGCTAAAGAACGCAGCCTGGGCTGATGAGATGGAGATGTTTATTCGTAACAACCCCAATGCCACTATGAGTGAACTGCTCGCACACGGACGCCCGTTGTCCAACCACATGGATGACGTGTTCGGGGAGATGCAGCAAGATAATCTCTATTGGGCTCGTGGCTTCAAGCAAGCGATGAACCTCCTCACCGTCTCCGTAGGTTGGGAGTATGGCACCCTGCGAGCCTTTGGCACCGGGGCTAGTGACATTCTCAACGTGGATGGTCTCACTCCCCGCTCACGTTGGCTGATCTCGTTCCCTGTTATGAATGCCTCTATCGCCAACACATATCAGTATCTAAGAACCGGAACCACTGGATTTACAGATTGGCAAACGATGGCTGGCGCTCCCCTCACTGGTGGCACCAACCCGGACGGTTCACCTGAGAGAGCTTGGAACCCTGGGCCGCAGAAGGAACCATTGCAAGTCGCAAGTGAATGGATGCAGGCCCCCCAAGTCCCACCGCCGTTCAGAGCCGCCATCGCTGTTAAGAACTACGCCGAAAGTAAGTTGGGGCCGGCCCCTCAAACCCTCGTGGGGCTCGCCACCAGTAAGAACTACGCAAACATGGACCTTCGTGGAGCTTACCCAACTGGTGCCCTACCAGGCTATTGGAGCAGCTATGTGAAGTTCATGGAGGACCAGCTTACCTCCATTCAGTTGGAGAATGCAGCGGAGAAAGGAACAAAGATCACTCTGCCGGAGCGCGTCATGGGGATTAGGGCAGCCAACAAGATGATGACCAACCCCGAAGATTTTAAACGCACAATGGATTGGGTGGACCAAAATAACCTGCGGCAAGCTCAGCACTTCGCTGGTACACAGAACGCTAAGCTGCTGGCACCTGACCCCACCATCCCACTCGTCCCGCTGCACCAAAGGAAGTTGCGATGAGCTTTCCCAGCCTCGGCATGGTGGCTGAAATGATCGCTTCTAAGATCACGGCAGCCCCCAACAAGACCATCACTATTAGCGGGAGTGCATCAGGCTCAGGAACCTCTAGCGTGCCTATCACTCTCGCCACGGTGAACAGTGATGTCGGCACCTTCGATGGGATAACTGTCACCGGGCAGGGTCTTGTCACCGCAGCAGTAGCGAAGGCGAACCTCCAGACTACCCCCATTGCAACCTCGGTTGGCCTCACCACGTCAAGCACCACCGGGGTAATGATGGGGCTCGCGAGTACGCCTACCTCGGGAGCGGGTAACGCAGCAGTCATTACCCCCGAAGCAACAGGCAACGTGATGGTGTCTATCATATTGACCGGAGAGGTAGCGACGGGTACCGACTATGCAAATGCCCAGCTTGCCCACGGTACGGGCACTGTTCCTACTGCCGGGCACACCCCCACTGGCACAGTAATTTCCGGTGTGACATGGGGTCAAACCAATGCTGCTGCTGATGTACCCTTCTTCCCTATCACTCTAACCGGCATCATCAAGGGTGCTGCTATCGGCACCCAACTTTGGATAGATGTCGTATGGGCAAATGGTGTTGGCGCTAGAGCCATTACAGCCTACTCAATCTCTGTCTCGGCCTTTGAAATTTGAACCTCTGTGGAGTATAATCGACCGATGCGCAAACTGATCCTAGCGGCGTGCTTGGCACTCGCATCCCTGACCCTCGGCCACGCTGCTCATGCTGGTTGTCCGGTTCCCAATCCTAATCTCCAAGCCCCCCCGTTCTATGATGGGTGTCAGATACCAGCTATCGCCCTCAATCGGCTAGGTGCTCCCGGTCCCGTCTTTTCCCCGCTGGCCTATGGTGCCAAATGCGATGGGGTGACTGACGACACCACCGCGCTCAATGCTACTGGTGCAGCGGCAGTGGCGACTGGCGGCTCAATCGCATGGCCTGCCAAGACTTGCTATAGTGCGACGGGTGTTACCTTCGCCGGCCCAATCTCAATCCGAGGAACGTCGTTTGTCCCCAGCTTGGATAGCGGGTTGGTAGGCTCGGCTCTCGAATGTCCTAACACCATCACGACATGCCTCAAGCTCACTGGTGGCACCGGCAACTTAAATGCCGTGTCGATCCGTGACCTGTTTGTGTACGGCAAAGGTACCACACCTACCTCTGGTTCGACTGGCATCTGGCAGGCGAATGGTGCAGTAGTTACGTGGCAGGATGTTGCCTCAGTCAATTGGGATACGTGCACTAAATTCAGTTCCAGTTCGTCGGCTGGCATCCGTATGTCGGGACAGAGTATCTACACCGGCGCTTGCTTCACTCATGCGTACACCATTGACGGCTGGCCTGAAATCCTAATCAATGGTGGCGCTGCGGATATTGAAGGTTCTAATTCTGTTGCAGCTACCGGGCAAAACGATTTTATCTTCGGCACTAATACCGCCTGCACTACTGGTGGCTGCGGACCTAACACCATCAATTTTGAGAACTACAACTTCATCACCAATGGTGGGGTATCCTGCTTCTTCAATCTCGCGGGCAACCAGCATCCGACCGATGGTGTGGTCGCAGAATTTCGGTTCCTAGATGACCATGTTGAGTTTCACGATGCTGCAACCGCGCCAGCAGGATTAATCTGTACCGACAGCACTATTCCACTATTGGCAAATTTGTATGTCACGAATATGCTGACAGCTTCGTTCCAGGCTGGTGGTGCAGCGGGTTCCTATCTGCCTTTGTTCAGCCTGAACTCCAACACTGCCTTGAATGAAGTTCACTTCTCCAACAACAGCTTTGATAACTGCACCTACAGTGGCGGCCCCAACATGGCCCTCATTGATCCGTCGCCCGCTTCTGGGGCAGCAGTTAGCAATACCCACTTCGACAGCAATGATTTTTGTTCTGGGATCAGCGTTACCTCCAATGGCGTAGGCTCTAATAAGTTCCTTTCGACCGGCAACATTGGTGCTCTGTCTAATATCGCAGGCTCCTGGGCTGATTTTGAGAGCATGGGCGACGGGTTGCAGGCAGGCTTTACTGATACCGCGACCGGGCATGTGGCGATCGGTTCCTCGTACATGAAAGCGTGGACGCCGGTTCTCCAGTTCTGCACAGGCAGTTCGTGCTCAGGCTCGGGCATCACCTACTCCACTGACAGCGGCTCCTATAGTCGTACCTCAGACGGTGGCTTCACGGAGACCTTCGCTATCGTGCTCTTGACGAACACCGCAGGCTCGGGCACGTCTACCGAAATTACCGGAGAGCCAGCGGGGCTTGCCTGCACGGCGGCGAACATTGGTAGCGGGTCGATCCCTTATGTGTCTGGCTTTGCCAGCGCTAGTATCTCTGTGCCACTACAACCGTATTGGAACCCCAATGTAAGCCCGGTTTCGATCGGGGTACAACAAGCCGCAGCGTCCGCTACCGGATATGCACCCATCCCCTATTCAGCCTGGGTGGCTGGCTCTACGATTTACGGTTCTATCCACTGCGCTCACACCACGTAAGGAACAATCATGAAGTACCTAATCTATGCTACCGTTGCTGTTGCTCTCGCCATGCTATGTGCCTCCTGTCAGCCCGTCAATGATGGAGCCTCGGGCATGAAGCTAATGGTGGCTGGCAATGCCTGTCACTTCGGCGACGTACCTGGTGGCGCTGGTGCAGTCCGCTCGATGCAGGCTTGCGTTGTAATCACCACGTCCGGGGCCACTAGCTCGGTTCCCACCACCACGACCACACCGACTACTACGGTTACGGTGCCGGTCTCTGCCGTCCCACCAATTCCATGAGCCGCGTATGGGCTCTACTAGGTCTGCTGATCTTACCTAGTTGTGTCGATATTAAGTCGATACCCGAAATGCCTGGCGATCGGTGCCATGCTGATTTAAACTTCGCTTATTGTCATGTCGTCCTAAAGACTAAGGACGGACCACAAGAAGTGATCGTCAGTGGAAGCACCGTCCTATCAGCCTTCGGAGCAGGCATCACCGACGTTGTTGGTGGGGCATCCGCTCACTCAACACTCGCCAAGTAGGAGACGAGCCGTGGACTTCCATACCCGCATCCTCGCTGAGACAGCGGTAGCCTTGGGAGTTCTCATGGGCTTCTTCTCCGTCATCCCCGCGATCGTTGCCACCATTGGCGGCATCCTCGGCATCACCTGGTACAGCATCCTCATCTTTGATAGGATGGCCCAGGCTCGTGCCAAGATCGCCGCCTCTGCCCTCCATGCCGAAGCGAAGATTGCTGCCTCAGCAGTCCAAGCAGAAGCTAAGATTGCCGCGCAATCCACCGTTGCGGCAGCGGAACTTGAGGCAGCCAAGCTTGTACATGCTGCCAATGTTGCCACCAGTGGAGATTAAATGGAGAAACTTGTTCTGCAAACCGCAGGATGGTGCGCGGCTACTTTGGTAGCTATCCTCGCCGTCGCTGCTAATCAGGACTGGAACCATGCTCACGGACGTATCGTCGGTGCCGGCATGTGCCTTGCAGTTCTACCCGCCGCGCTTACTACGTTCCCGACATTCACAACTGCTGGGGAGAAAGTCAACGCCGCAGTCTCAGCCGCTATCGTTGCTGCTGATCCTAACACCCCGAAACCCACTATCACTGTTCGTGCAGGAGCATAAATCTTGAGCGCATCCGTTAATGTCGTCTTCGATGTTGTCAGCACCCCGGCAACCTCGGTAACTTTCACTCCCGCCTCTGGCCCGTTCGTGGCTCCCCTCGCTGATGGCACTGTGCTCGGTCAGCTTGCTGTCCTGCCGGCTGCCTGGAATGGTACGCTGACTATCAGTGGCACCAACGCTGCCGATGTGTCGATCAATGGTTCCTTGCAGCTTGTGACTTCGGTTGCCAACCTGGCAGTCGGGGCCTACAGCGTCACCATCACCGCCAACCCGTAAGTTGACGGCTTCTGTCACGGTCAATTGGACCGTTGCTGCCTCTGGGGGTAACTCCCCAGACGGTAGCACCCTCATCGCCCCCGCTACGGGCTCCCTCACAACCTCGGCTGGCACCTGGGCATGGGGAGGGGCGTATCCTCCTGGCACCAGTGGACCGGGCCAGTATTATATCCTACTGAATGGTTCCTCCGCTGCCAATGGTGCCGCTTCTGAATTGGAAGTAGACAATGGCGGGCAGATGTACGCCCTCAATTCTGCCTCTAATTCCTGGTACGTGTGGAATGGGAGCGGCTGGGCGGCCGCATCAAACCCTAATTCTGGTGGTTCGACAGGAGGCAACGCGGGCCTCAGCGGAGCTACCACTTTCCCAACCACAGTCTCGCTTCTGAACCTCACTGCCGGGATGCCAACCCAGACCTTTGGGCAGGTTTTCCATGACGGTGATGTGCCTGTTGGTAGTGTGCCCACACTCACCATCGGCGGCGTAGCACAGCCCTTCTCTGCCGGGATGCAGGCGTATCATCCCAGCGGGTGCCTGCGCTTCTGTACTCTGGTGGTCAACCCCACGGTCAACGGCAACGCTACCCTGACAATTGGTAGTGCTGCTGGCTCGTGGCCGGCTGCCTCGGGTCGCACTGCGGCTGACGTGTACGCGCAGAACCTCATGATTGAGGCTCCCCCACTCACTGGTATCACTGGTGGCATCGGGCAGACGCAGCCCACCACGGTTTTTGCCAGGGTTAATGGAGACGCAAACACCTTTAATGTCAGCAAGTGGTTCGACGGCCAGGCCGGTGCGGGCTTCAAGTTCTCCTGCAATATGGTGGATACCTCAGGTACGGCTCATCCCCAATTGAAGGCAGACTTATATGTGCAAGCTCTGGGGGCTGGTGCTTCTCCGCTTGGCTTCCGCTGGTCAGGGTGCCTACGTGCACCGGACTTCACTGCCACCGGGGCACAGTACAACTTCTTCTTTGCACCACCCAATCCGAGCAACCCCACGGCTGGCCTGAACTGGTCCGCCAATGGAGTAGCACGCGCCCCAACATGGCCCTTTGCCCCTGCCACTGACGTTACATCATCGGTTGCTTTCGTCGGCGTAGGTTCTGTAACCAACAACGTGCTGACGATCACCACTACAGAGAGCGGGTCGCTAGCCCAAGGCCAGCCAGTTACTGCTACCGGCATTGGTGCTCTTAACGAAGGATGCTACATTGCCGCTATTCTGTCGAGCAACACTTACCAACTCGGCAATCTACCCGACGGCACCAATGTCCCAGCCGGCACGACGTTCTACACCCCTGGTGTGCTAACCACCACTCAGGGAGAAGCGTGGAGCACAGGGTCACAGAACCTTGTCCCGGTTCAACTCTCCGGTAGCGCTCTGCCCAACCCCCTAGCTTCGGGTCAAGTCTATTGGGGACAAATCAATGGAAACAGCCTCTCGCTGAATACTAATCCTGGAGGCGGTGGATCGTCACAGGTAACAACTGCTGGTGTCTTCACTGCTACCCCGGTCCCCGGCTTCGGATACTTTAATCGGCTCAGCCTAGCCGGCCCCGACGCCAAGTATATGTACTTCCAAGGCGGTGGTACACAGGCATCGGAGACAGGTTCCAGAGCGCAGCAGAACCAACTCTATCTCCAGAGCAGTGGGATGATCCCGCCGTATGATCCTGCCCTGACTGGCACGAGCATGGGTGGCTCTCTCCCTGACACTACCTACCCCTTCCCCTGGAACCCCTACAACCAGGGCACTGTCCCCAGCAACATCAACCAAGGGGGTGACGGCGCGTTCATCGGGGCATTGATGAACCAACAGGTCATCGACTTTGAGAACCAGTCGGCGTTGAGCGAGCAGCAAATCCGTATCCTCGGATGGGCGGGTGGCTTAATGCCTTACGATCTCAAAGACCATACCCTTGGCACCGTGCTCAATATGACCGGCAATACCTACGCTGGTCTGCCCGCTTCCAATCTTACTATCTCTTGGGATGGGGCAAACGCCAATGGGTTCACTATACCGGGACCGAGTGGAGCCAACGTCTCCGGGCCTATGGGGATGAATGCTGCTGACAGTTCCCACATGCCCTTCTTCTGCTTCTGGCCGTATTTGAGGACCGGGGAACTCCAGTTCTTCGACTACCTCGTGGACACGGCTCTGGGGGGTGCGCTTATCGCCCAGCCAAATCGTAATCCACGAGTGGCCAATGGCGACAGCCCTTATGACCTAGATGGTGTTGCCCTATATGGCAGTGGGCAGTACCGTGGTCTAGGCTGGTCTAACCGAAACCTCCAGTGTGCGGCGCTGCTTGCCCCCTACAATCCGACCACGCCGACAGCGCTTGACTTCGATGGCACCCAGCGGAGCAAGATGCTGAATGACGTAGCGGACTATGCGTCTAATATCCTCATCGACACATGGAACTACGGCAAGACCAACCCTGCTATCGGGTCGGTGCCCGCGTCCTTCGTCACACCGTACATGCAGTCGGCATCTATGTGGATGCAGTATAGCTATGATCTCCTCGATGGTGGACCCGGTTACAATATCGGACCCTATTGGGAACAGTGCTATGTTGGGCTCGGCGAATGCTATGCTGCGGCTCGTGGTAATACCAAGGCTGTTGAGTTCCTTAGTTTGCTGGGGGCTCGTGCGGCCTACGTTGGTCAAACCTATGGCTTCTTTCCGCTCTACCACTATAATCAAGCCACCTGTCTTGACCAGCCTGCGGCCCCATACAACATCGGTGTGACCCCAATATCAGCGGACTATGAGTACACCATCAGCCAGATAAGCGCGGTTAATGGGAACCCCGCTGATCTTGGGTGGACTACGGGGGCAGGGCCAGCTTGCTTCTATCTCGACACGCAACCCAACAATGGGTATGTGCCACAGAACGGGGATATTATTACGCCGTATGATGGCAATGGTGTGTTCCGACCCTCGGAGATAGCAGACGCTCAGTTCTACCAAATCATTGACTTCACGCTGACGCCAGCCGGCCCCAACTATGCTACCTTCGGGTTGGCACCCTACGGCTCGACTACTGCTATCCCCATCTCATCGGGGACTGGTTCAGGGATGGTATTCAACTACATGCCATCGAACCCAGGACCACAATTTACGTATCCCTACGCTGGTAACTTTGCATACCAGGTTGGTGAATGCGCAGTGTGGGCGACCAAGATGGGCGCGGCGAATTGGGCAACCTGTATCGCCGACGAGGCAACACGCAACCAGGGCCAAGGGTTCTCATTTGGTGGGACTGGTGATCCCTACAATACCGAGGACTATCGGTACATCGTCCTCATCCCGAACTAAAGGAAAAGCCCCTGGAAAAATCCAGGGGCCTCTTTCTTACTCTACTGTGTTCTCTCGGATCAGCCTGCCACCTATACCGCTGGGTGGCCGGTTGTCGATTAGTTTACCTACCTGAGCGGCATCAATCAGAATAGCTAGGCAGGCCCTGGCGTGCCCAAGATGGTGAGCCCCGCTATCAGGATCGTAGTTCTCACCCTCCTGATACGCATAGAGATGCCGAAGGGCAGCGCCGATGTAGGTCTGTGCCTCGACCGCTGTTTCTCTCCAATTGAAGGGGTCATACTTATTTGCCCCTTCCTTCAATGCCATCGCCTCTTCGATAATCGCGCTGCTGGGGATTAGGTGCAGCGGCGGCTTCTTATCCCCATAGATTTGTTTCGGATTTGGTGGCAACCTTACCCAACCACATTCACACCAAACCACATCTGAGTGGTCCAATGGGCATTCGCTGAAACGGGGCATCAGAGCACCATAAGCAAATCGTTGACGGGGCCGATCACTAGCTCAGCAAAGCGATACATCAAATCCCATTCCTCCGGCTCCTGTTCCATGTAGATGATGCCCCGCTTACCCTTGCCAATCATCCAACCAAGCTCCAGGTGCCCAGACTTCCCAGCCGGCAGAACGAGAACGCCAGTGTCAGACATCATCATGTGTTCGCGATCGAAATCAAAAGCGTGATTAGTAAAATCAGTTACCATCGCCGTCCTGAAATCATGACCGTATTGCTGGTGGTAATCCTTCCAATGGCGGTCTGCATCCGGCCCACAAGCATACCATTCGTCGAAGACATGATGTCCGTCCGCCCTCAAGGCAGACGCTACGACAGGTATATTGGGATTTTTCAGGCTCCCGATTATGTAAATCATCTGTTCTCCTAAACTGACAACGATCAACTTCCCCCCTATTAACGCAAGGGAGGAAGCCGGCTGGACGAATTGTGTCACACCAAGGGCACGGTCGCTTGCTCGGTAACATGCGGGTCTTCCTCCGGCCAAGGAACCAAGCCACATTCGAGGTTGACACCCTGCCCCTGCAACCCAGGGATCGGGCGGATGATAACCACATAGGGAGCACCGTCGATCACCACGACATGGGGCGGTGCAGCAACCCCCTTCAACTGCAAACCAACAAACGTTTTCATTTCATTGATGCCTTTACAATTGTGCCAATCACACCGACGATCAGGAAATTAGCCGCCCCTCCTGCCATCACTGCCAACATAACTTGAGCGAACGTCATGCTTCTACCTCTTCTGGTGTGATGGTGTAGCGGCAATACTCACCGCCGTCAAAGTTCAGAACGATAGCCTTCATCTCCCTCTTCGCACGGTGGCCGAGGTTGAATGAGTACGCATCACCTGGCGGCAGAATACCAAAGCTCTCCACATTACACCCTGGATAAGCACGATCATTGTGATGATGGACATGACCAGTCCACCAAGTATGGTGAGTAGTATTAGCCCAATCATGAGGGCGATCGAAAGCCATAACTCCCGGAAGCTGCTCGGCTTTAGCGAGATCACCGTGCGTCACCCCAATCAGGTTAAGACCATAGCGATGGTAATGGAAGCGGCCAGCAGTAGTATCAATGTGAATGCGAGGATTGGCTCCATAGTGAAGGGCGAGGGCTTCTGACACAAACGCCATGCTAAACTCATCATGGTTCCCCGATGCTACGATGACGTGGACTTCGGCGAACTTCTCCGCTGCCAGGTCGATCATGGTACGCCACGACCGCAAGGCAACTCGGATCATTTTCCGGTAACGTCCATCACTATCGAGGATATTACCTCCACGTTGGGTGATCGGCAGCTTACCATCATAGTGCATGAAGTCACCGAGGCCGACAAGCAAAGCGGAGGTAGCGTAGTCGGTACGGTCATATAGAGCGGACATTGCTTGTCCAAGTAGGCGCTCTCCGATATCAAGATCGTATGAGGCTCCAACTTCTGGACGCCAGGCCAACATGCCAAGATGGTGATCACCAATAGGAAAGCAAGCTCGAAGGCCAATATGATTATCTTCATCGACCCTTCCTTTGCACCTAATCTCCTCACGCACCGGCAGATCGTCGAAGAAAGCCTGGCGGACCTCCGCCCACTTCTTCACCCGCTCGACATCATCCTGCCGTTGGAAGGTGCTGTATCCTTTCAGCACCCCCTCGGGATCGAACCGCTTGGAGGTACGGTATTCGGGAGCCAGGACAATCTTAGTGTTGGAAACTACACCCTGGCTTTCCAGGAACATGCGCCGACGAAAGGATCGACCACTCTCATCGGGCCGTTTCAAGCTGTAATCCCACTTCGCTGGCCTGCCCATCAGTTCGCCACCTGGGAACCGGGATTGGCAGCAGCGATACGATAGGACTGCCTCACCGCATCCGTTACCCCGGTGCCTTTGCCGAGAACCTGGAGGAAGTCCATCTTAGCCGCGATGCTGTTGCCCTCCAAAGCGACGCACACCAGAAATGCCAAGACCGTGAAAGCGTGATCAGCGTCCGGTTCATCCTGCAATGCAGTGTGAAAAACGGCTGCTGCCTTCTGTGTAGCGGTCAACTCGCCCATCAACCTAACTCCTCGATCAAGTCGCCGATTGCATTTACAATAGCTTCCTCTTCTTCTGAAGATAAAGAAAAGAGCACGCCCTTATCACAGAGCATGTCATAGATGACTTGAGCGAGCAATTGAATATCCATGTTAGAACTCCTGTGTTGCTAGGTAAGTCTTGTAGATTTTTAGGAAATCGTTTGAGCGGAGAACGACGATCCAGTCGTTTCTAGATCGACGGTGAGCGACGATCGGGACACGTCCACTGGTTCCAGTATCACGGATAGACTGTGCCAGCCATACATATGGATTGCCAGCTTCAACTCTCTTAACCTCCACATGGAGCCCAGGTACTCCACGAACATCGGGGTCTTCTGCATTTCCCCCATGCCCCTGTTGACCGTCTCGACGAGCGCCGAGAAATCCATTGTCTTGCAAGTGTTGGGCATACTCTCTTTCCCCTTGCGCGCCTTTAGCTCGGCTGTTGATTTTGCCTCTTCTCTCTCTAACCACCTCTCGTACGGGGAGGGGGCCGGGTGACAAATGGAGCATATCTCCATCAGACGATGGTGATGACAACTCATTTTTTGTACCTCGTGGACTGCCAGGTTTCGACGTTGATCGGGACTTTGATTTGCTCGGCCCACTCGACTGGTGCGCACATGATTTCTTTGAGCCTGTCTTCTGTGTACTCTCCATTATCAGGAACCTCGCACATGATTTCGTCGTGCACTGTAAGGACAATAGGCCAGCCCGCAGCTTCCAACCGCTCCATCGCCCTGCATAGTAGCTGCCTTGCAAGGGCCTGAACGACGTTCTCGGTTAGAATACCACCATAAGCATCCACCCATATCCATGCGCCCTGCTTTTTCGAGCGGTACTTCCATGCTGGCCTTATGTCTTCCTTCTCTGGTGTGCTCCACGGCATCCGCTTCATACATGGGCGAGGATCAAAATAATAGATGCACTTTCCATCAAGAAGACGGCACACCATAAAATCCTTACCCCCAACGGGCTTGATTTTGTACCCAATACCATGAGACCAGAAAGCCCGACCAGGATTATGTACAGCAGCAAGAGCAGCATCTTCCAGACCTTTCCATAACCGGGGGACGAGGGGGGCGAAGGCTTTACGATAGGTGTCGATGCCGGCCTTGGCAAACTCATCACTCTCATTAGGACAGTAGCGCTTCTGATATGTCTGCCACCCCATCTGAAAGCCGCAGCCGAGGAAGGTGTTCTTCCCGATCGTGTACTCTATAGGGTCTTTGTACTTGTCGATAGGCCGGCCATAGATCAAGCCCGCCACATCACAGTAGGGGCTCAACCCCTTCGCCATCAACTCTGTCTTGTCGTGCTGCCCAGCTAAAGCCAGGACTATCCGTGCCTCAATACCAGCGTAATCTCCAGCGATAAAAGTGCAACCATCCCCAGCCAGAAGAGCGTGGCGGAGTGACGCGACCACCAGTTCAAGGGGATCACAGGGGCGGCCGGCTCTAGTGAAGCCATGTAGGATTGCGGCGCGGTCCCCTGCAAGCACGGCACTAATCTTTTCTTCGACGGTTCCACCTTCAACATCTGATCCTCGCGGGAAATTCTGGGGCTGGAGGATACGACCGGCCCATCGACCCGTAGCTGCCGCATGGTATTGGAGTAAGCCTCTTGCGCGTCCATCGAAGCCGACACATGCTTCCATACGATCAAGCTTTTTGAGGGAGGAAGAGCCGACAAGCGCTCTAATGTCAAGTGCTCTTCTCGCGTCTTCGGGTAAAGTACCCAACTCTGAGAGTTCATCAGCCGGATCAGCTTCATCATCTTCTCCTAAAATCGCGGCGACGGTTTCTTTCTTTAGATTGGGGAGTTCGACGCCTTTATCCCCAAGCCACTGTAGAAACTTAGCGCCCTGCGTGGGGTTTAGCCCTGTGATTTCCCTGAACTCTTGCACGAGTGGCGATGTACCATCTTTGACGAGGCGTTTTGCTGCCCGCACGAAGGGCAAGTCGATCTTGATGCCGCGCTGGTTAATAGCCTGGTCAATCTCCCAGACTTTCCTTTCGCAATCCGGTAGCTCACCCAGAGCATCATGCAAGTGAACAGTGCCAACCACATCAATTCGATTGTAGTCATAAACCTTCTCCATTATCTCGGGTGTCTTGGCCGGCAGCATCCCCGTTTTCTTGCTGATCTTCGACAGGTCTAATGTAACCTTCCTCCCCTCCAAATCTTTTACAACCGGGAGACCAAGGACAATTAGAGCATGATCCAAGTCCAGTGGCAGAGCATGGAGCGCACATGCCGCTTGCGTATCCGACCAACGTGAAATAGGGATGGGAGCGAAACCAAAAACTGGAACCATTATCCATCGCCATATCGCCTGTTCAAATGATGCGTGGGAAACGAATTTAACTGAGGGGTCTGCTGCTAAGCGTCGGAGCAAATCGTCCGAAGCGGCGGTCGCGGGTGTCCACAAATTGTACGTATTATTTACGTGATACACTAGGGACAAGACTTCCGTGTTCGGGTCTTGCGCGTACCGATCAGCGCCGCAGAGCTTTAGGTCACATCCCAAAGAACAGGTTTCAAAGTCAAGTACAACTTTCATATTGTTCTCCCTTATGCCTACCATCCGGGACGGCTTGCACCCTATGCGGCCAAATGGTTGGTCCACTCGGTCTGTTCATGCCCTCTATTTGGGATGGTAGGCATAAGGGAAAAAGTGGGGGCTTTGCACCCCCTCGGCCGTCCATGCGCGGCTCTGTACTCCCCCCGTTTACCAGGGGGCAACGGACATCCGTTTACCGGAGCCGCGAGTTTAGAAGTCCGACTGAGGCACCTGGCCCGGACGGCTGCCGGGGAGATGAGCCTTATACACCAGGTCGGAGAAGGCAGTGGCATCGTTCTGCCCACCGATACGATCACCCCGGCCCTGACTAAAGACCGAATTGAAGTACCCGGTGACACCACCACCAAACTCGGAGTAGGCTTTCAGGCTAACCTCGGCGCGTACCAGAACGCCAGTGTAGAACTTGTCCTTCGCCGCAGCCACCAGGTCGGGGGTCGTGAGATTGGTGGCCTTGCCGTTCACCCAGCAACCCAGCATAGGCGGGCGAGCAGCCGTAGCATGAGCAGAGAACTGCACCTTGCCGGCGAGTGTCTTGCGCATCTTCTCGACGGTTGCAGCGTCCTTGCCCTTTTCAACTGCCTCTTTAATCAAAGTCCCGGCGCTTTTGAAAGGGATCTTTACCCCCTTGATATCCCCGCCGTGGGCATCGACCGTAAGAGCAATCAATGCTTCAAGGTCAGCGCTGTTTTCGGACAACAAGAGCTTGAGGTTGTAGCGGGGGTCGCCAGGCTTACCCTTCTCAGGGGTGTATCGGCTCGTCTCGAAGAGGTTGGAGAAATAGAGGATCGCATCCTCGGTCAGACGGTAGTTGAAATACTCTGCCATTTCACTTCCTTTTCACACAGTTTCACAATGGGGGTGGGGCTAATATTTAGCGTGTGTAAGCCCCCAGCCACACGTCTTACTCACTCATCTTCGCATACAAGGTTCGTAAAATCAATTGCGGTGCGGACAATAGCTTGGCGCTTGTCTGCTATCCCAACAACCGTAACACCAGGGTCCGGTGGTATGTGGGCAAACTCGGCGGTTAGCTGCTTCCCGTTCTCCAGGCGATCCTCGGCTTGCTTCGGGCTCATCGGCACGCTCATCCGAGGGGCTTGGTACCCCGGTATCCATTGTCGATCGGCTTTCTTCCTTACTATCTTCCACGGCCCCTCCTGTCCTGACAAGGCCCGCCTGCTCATCTCTGTGTAGACCGCCTTCAAGTAGATTTCGACGGCCTTACCAAGCTCGAACTCATACCCAAGCGCTTCATTAGATAACGTCTCCAGCGCCACGGTGGGAGCCGTCGCGGCAGCTTTTGATAGCGCACCAAGGACCGGGCATACAAGCTTGACCGGACAGAAGCGGCACCAGGAGCCTGGGATAACGTCTCCCTTGCCTTCCTGGGCCTTCCTGATGCCGGGTAAAAGCACATTGGTAGCCCAATATGATAATTTGCCGCCGGTAATACTCCATTCACGGATTATACCATCCTTATGAAAGCCACGAGGTTGAACGATGACGAGATTGAAGATGTCTATTCCGGGATATCGGCACTGCAATCCGACGGCGTAATATTTGAGTTGCCCGTTGTCAATAACGTCAACGGCAATACCAACTCCGTGCTTGTAGTCGATGACTTCCGCGTAAATCCATATACCAGGTTCATCACCAGCGAGGAAATAAACGTCGATTGTTCCGTAAAACGCCGGTTCGTCCGGGTGCGTGACATGTTGCTCTACCTCCATTTCCACATAGGAGAAACGAGCGCGTAGCTGCTTCAACCTTTTCCACACGAAATCTATGTACTTCTGTACTCCCTCCACATGATCGGCTCGGAAGCGGCGGATACCCGGAGTAACAAATTCCCAGGCATCCAGGTTGTTGCGCAGGGCTTCGGAGGCAACCTCATGCGCGAGGGTGCCATCCACGCGATAGTCAGGCTCATCGCTTTCCTGCTCCAACCCGGCCCCCTTGATTAAGGAGACCGAGCCGGGGCAATTCAGGAAACGCTCTGTGCTGCTACCGCCTGTCTTACTATGGAAGGTCAATGTGCAGTGTCTGAGCAAGGAGGTAGCGCAAAAACTCGGGTCGCCCCTCCATGCTGATGTCGGCGGCTTTCTTACCGCGCTCCCCAACAAACCGGGCGATCAGTTCACGGATTTCATCACCAATAGCGGTGTTGCCTTCCGCCAAGCCACGCTCCTGCCGAGCCGCACAAGCTGACCGCAGCATCTCATCCGTTGGAGCTAGGCTTTCCCCAGCCGAAGGCATCGAGGAGCTTTCGGTTGGCTTCGACGCCTCCCCAGATGGCGTAGGGTCCGCTGCACTCTTACGCCCGCGCTTCTTCGGGGCAGGCATACCGCTCTCGCCAGCGCCTACCTGATCGCTCTCAGGCATAGCAACAGCTTCTGCCTGGTGACGCTGCTCCACCGCGCTAGTGGTTGCTGCCAGGCGTTCCGGGGTCTCTACCACCAAAGGCATAGAGGCAGGAACCACTAGGCCGGATGGGGTGATGCCGAGGCTGGCAAAAACTTGCTGCTGAGCGAGGAGGCGAGCCTGTTCAGCTAGACCAGCCCCATCATCCTTGTCAGTGGAAAAGGTGATTTCAGCCTTGGCAACACGGTGCTGGAAATCGCCATCATTGATGCGCTTCTCGAAAGTGATGGTGCCATTAGTGATCATCGCGCACTCCCCAAAAGGTGTAGAGTTCATCGGGCGTTCCGTAATCAAGATACCAACTCTGCCCATGCTCATCAAACCCAATGGGCTCGCGCTTGTTGTATTCGGCTTCGGCTCGCTTCATGTTTGCCTCAGCAGTGAACAAACTGTTAATTACTTCCTCGTCATTGAATACCTTTTCAAACTCTGCCCTGTGCTTAGCATCAAATTCCGCTGCCTCGTAGCCTTGGTAAAAAGCCTCATCCAACAACCGATCAACCTCGGCTAACTGTTTGTTAGTGAACTTCCTCATTTGGATTTCCTTCTAGGTTTGGCTTTGGAAAGCCTGCCATCTTCATAGGCTTGTTGCTCGGATATGATCCATTTGTCATAGAGAGGATGGAAAGGTCGCCCCTCCTCAAAATCTTCCTCGCCCATAGCGAAGAACTTTTGAAGTTGGGGGCTCATCGGTTAGACATCATTAATGTTACGATAACCCCTACAGCGACCCCAACAAAATAAGTGAGTGTTGCTATCGCTTCTATGCTCATATAAAAGGTCATACTGACACCACTGGGAGATTGTCCAATTGCACCCATCTGCCTGTTTGATAGGCCCAAGCGGTTCCATCTGTTGCCACGGCATAAAGCAGGCCCAAACACTCCGTCAGGCTGGCGAACTTACGGGGTGCTGGCTTGTATTGAGCAGCCTGCTTTACGACGACGGCGGCGAGTGCAGCACCTTCGGCTTGTATATCAAAACCCATAGTTTATTCCTCCTAAAACGGGGTCGTGCATCCCCATCCACATATTAACCCACTCACGCCACATGTCGCGATAGGACAAGAAAGCTGAGAGGGTCATCGCTTCTGCGCAGTCTTCGCCTTCTTAACAGGCGCGAGTAGATTGACGGAACTAGTGCTAGTGCCTCGGGCGTCAACGCGACCTTTCTTCGGGCCGAGGCGTTCCTGCTTAGCAGCCTTGCGGCGGTTCCTCGCGATACAACAGACACTCATGAGAGACCGTCCACTTTATCAAGGACATCACTGAGAGTACCGTGCTCATCAAGAGCGCGAAGCGCAGCCCAAAAATCCTCTGCGCTCTCTTCATCGAGGTTAAGACACCCTTCCTTTATGCAGGTGAGGCAGTGGATAAAGTCTTCATAGCTCATAGGATTGCCTGCACTTCTTCTAGAAGTTCGCCTAACTCCATATTGAAATAGGCGTCGTAAAGAGAGTTGAAAAAGTCCTTTGCGGTTTCGTCGGTCAAATTCACCATGCCTTTTTTAAGATAGGTCAATTCCTCTAGAAGCTGGTCTACCTTCATACGGCTCATAACATTTTCCCTTCCTGGGCTGCCTTGTCCGCTTCGTCAACGATATCGCGCAGGCGACGCTTTGTCATCTCCATCAGTCTGAGATAATTCCAGAGCCGGCGCGCGTTCAGCGCATCAAGCGCATAATTCACTTCTTTTTCCTCGGCACTAAAAACTTGTCAGCATCATACCCCTCCAATCCACGAACCTTAGCAGTAGCTAGTTGGTCACGGCTAAAATTTAGCTGCCGTAGGGCGTCCGCCAAGTTGTCTTGCATCTTCAAAAGTATCGCTTTGCTACGCAGGTAGTGGTCCTCCCGGTTGCGAAGGCATTCTTCATGCCAGGCCAGGGGCATCTTCATGCGGGTTCCTTTGGAGTTGGGGGTTCACCATCGGCCCAATCGGAGTAGATCAGGGCGGCAACGTAGGCACCATGCTCTTTAGTGTATTCGTCGGCTTTGTCCGCTAGGGCGAATAATCTAGCTTTAGAGACACCACGCTTCTGAGCCAGGCGGTTTATACGCTCGATGTCCTTCAAGGTTTGCTCACGCTTGTTGGGGTCGTCATCGAGCACAGACGGCCAAGGGGGTGCTGACCTAAAGAGCGTTTCGACAAATCCCTGATCGCGCGCGGCTGATTTAATCATCCGGGACAGAGCCTCAACCGTCCTTTTCGTCATCCCATTTGTACTCCCATCCCCGCTTGGTTTTCGCGACGGGGGTAGTGATATTAGTGGTTTGTGGGCAGCGATCATCTAGCCCCTCTAGCCGGAGACAGTTACGGATGATGCAGGTGTGGCTATCGGCTGGGCACATGCGGAAAAAGACGCTCATTCTTCCGACCCCTCATCATCGTAATAATAAATCTCCTGCTCAGCATCGTCATAACCGGCATCATAATCAAGTTGAAGGTCGCCGGCATCCTTCCTCGGTCTGCCAAGGCTGGCATCGTCATAGCCTTCGTCATAGGCTGCGTCCTGCAATCGGGTCATATATTCCATAGTCTCGGGCATGGGAATGTATGTCACCACTTGGTTCCTTTCCGTAAGCCGGTGAAGAAGAGAACGAGAAGCAGGAAGATGGCGAAGAGGATAGCAACAGCCACCCCCTCCAGCCCATTGATGATGCTGATCAGGGTGCAGTGAACTTGGTCAAGCTGACAGATATTAAAACTCATCCCGGTTCACTTTCTTATCACTCTGCTGGGAATGCAACTTGATGTCGAACAGGGCACGGACTTCCTTCGGTGCCGCTTCGTAATCGCGAACAACCTGGAAACTGGCGTCGCCCTGGCCTTTCAGGTCGAGTGGCAACCCCGCTTTTATATCATTGAAGCGCTGCGCCATCCAGAGGCTCTTGCTGGGCATGTCGAGATATGACCGCCATAACTTAGTAGCGGCTTCCTCATCCGGGGATGGGTCTTCTCTAACCCGTTCTTTTCTCAGCTTTGGTGTAGGGAGAGGGGATTGAGTTTCGGACGCCAATTTAGCCTCAAGCATGTGAATATGGGTAACGTGTTCCTCCCTTATTTGATGGACGTTGGTTATCTCCAATTTGAGAGAGGCAACTTCGGCTCGCAACGCCAGCACTTCGTCAGTGGGGCCGATCAGAGCGGTGCGGTGGGGCATGTACCAAGCGTCGAACACCCGAAGGTTCTCAAAGCCCATAGCCTCCACGATGCGGCGTGCCTGGTTAGCCTCATGGTGCACCGGAGCCTTGGCCTGCTCGGCGATTTCCTTGCGCGTCTCGGCTAGAGCCTCTTCCTCGCTTTCTACAGGATCATTTTGCTGAACTAGTTCAGCAGATTTCTTATGTTCAATAGCAAGGATTTTATAGGCGGCGCGATAAGTGATGGTGAGATTGTTTTCTACCCAAGCCTCCCATCCCTGGTCGGTTTCACCAGCTTCGATCCTTCCATGAGCCTCAATAATGAGTTGATTTCGGGTATCGCGATATGCGCGGGCATCCTTTACTGCCTTACCCATTTTCTCGGTAAGAGCGTTGATTTTGCCGGCAACAGTTTCAAGGGTGTCATTCGCCATTGGTGGTGATCCTTTTCAGGTTCGGGCGGATGGTCGGAACAGTTTCATTGGCACCGTGATAAGTGGGATCGGGGTGGCGGTGATCGCGGGTGTTGTCTTCGCCATCGCGGTCGTCTACCGCTTCGTAAACCTTTTCCTCGCCGGTGACGTTCTGAATATCCAGTTGCGCGGGAATACCGCGGTCGATGCTGTTAAAACCATAAGCGCAAGGATGGCTTGTAGGCGAGCGCTTCGGTGCTGTTACGTAGGATTGTACCATGTCCTTAGACATGATCCCATCAAGCGGCTCGCGGTATCGCCGGCTGAAAGAGAACCAGTAGTCCGGTGGGTTCCGATCAGCGTTAGCCTCGGACTGGCAGGAGTGCCAGATATAGGCAAGGCTGGTATCCAAATTCGTGTTCATGTGGTATCCTTCTTATGTTTCATAGAGTTAGTGGAGAGTACGAATGAGTTATGCGATTTTGCAGGCTGCCCTCCGTTTGGCAGAGGTTGGTATCCCGGTATTCCCCACCAGTGGGAAGATGCCGGTAACGATGCACGGTTTTAAGGACGCTACCACGCATCGTAAAACGATCACGGATTGGTTTGAGCACACGGATTACAACGTAGCGATCGTACCCGCTTCGGCTGGTTGGCTTGTTGTTGATGTTGATCTAGGTGCCGATCCTGATTTGGTGAGCCAATTACCACCAACGTTTACGGTTCGCACCCCGTCTGGCGGTCATCATTATTATTACGATGATGAGGGCCTGGGCGAGATAGGAAATGCGAAACTCGCCGCTAGGGTTGATATCCGCCATGCAAGCGGATACGTGCTCGTGCCACCATCGGCAGGGTATGTTCAGATTGATCGACGTGATCCTGTTCCTTTACCAAAGTGGGTGAGTGAGAGCCTTGCATCTAGGTCGGAGGTTCCGGCCCACGTGGAAGGCTCTCCGGTGAGCAACAGTGAGCTTATCGCCACTTTGAGCAGGATTGACCCTGCCTGCGATTATAATGCCTGGGTGCGCGTCCTGG